CAGCATTCATACTACCATCCCAATTCTTAATATCACCTGCGAAAACTCTACCGGTTCGCATTGACTCATAAATCGTAGGCCATTCCTTAACAGGATTACATCCTACCATAATCTTATTAAATCGCCTATTCCGCATTATATGCTCGACCATTTTTCCAAAATATTTCTTAACTAGAAATTGTTGGGTCAAAGTTCCTATACGAAAGCTACGAGGGACACCGTCTTTCTCTTCGTTACGCAATTCGTCTTTTAAGCACTCTTGCCACACCAAATGTTTCCAAGAAACGTCCCCTTGTAAAGCATCTTGTTCTACACTCGACAAAGTGACCTCAAACTCTTTAGTAGGTACTCCGCCTTCAAAATCAATGTATTTAGTCTTATCCTTATCCATACCAAAACCATTGGATGAATCCTTATTCAAACCAGCCAACAATTCGGTTCCTTTAACCACCTCTTCGTTAGATAATACTCCAAACGGTGCAATCATAGAACCCAATACTAATTTACAAAATTTCAATTCCTTATCTCTGAGTGCAACACAAGGAACAAAAGACTTCTTACTCACTTCTTTGAGGGTATCTTTACCGTACTTATTTAAATCTGCAGGGAACCTATCCACTGGGTAAATACCATACAAAGCGGAATCAACCAAAGATGAATTAGTAGGAGTGTGAGACTGTAAACCAGTATTATAAAACTGGACGACACTACTATCGGGTCTTATCTTGGTTGAGAGATCAAAATCCAACTTTACAATTGGCTTCTTACTCTCCATTAGATTTCTAATTTCCCGCAAAACTAATGGCGACAACACAGTAGAAACTCCAAAATCTTCAACGGTATGACCCGCCACATGCATACCAACTACTCCTTTTAAGGTGGAAAACAAAATTGAACCACACAAGCCATTGGCTTGTACGTCATAAGTTATATAGTCGGCCTTTGCAGTAAATTTCTTAACATTGTCTCCAAACTTAAAACTGTATGGACTCACTACCCCTAAAGTCTTTGGCACATCGATCCTTCTAAATCCCATTCCGGAGATCAAATAAAATTGTTCTTTACCCTCGTTATGTTTCCCAAACCACTGAGATATCGACTTAAAGGGGCTGGGATAACTAGCCGGAAGAGAATATACAGCAATATCAAATTCGTTGTTTATATACTCTCTGCGTATTTCCGTATATTCTAACCAAACATGATTCAAAAGTTTCTCTTTAAATATTTTAACTTTCATTATTTCCGTAGGACTCAAATGAGCAGGCAAGACTATTAATCGTCCACTCACGACGCATTGACAGTTCATTTCTATATCCTCAGAAGTAATAGAACACTCATAAACGTTCTTCATGAGACTGTCAACGGCATTATGCTCACCCGAAGTGTTCTTAGAAAACTTTTCACCCTGACCAACTAGCGCAACTTCCTTCTTCTTTTCGCCGCTGGAAAAAATCAAGTAAACAGAGTACACCAACAATGCTGATATAGCACATACTATACCTCCAATATAAAAACTGAAACGTTTCTTGGGGTCTTTCAAGGAGCTCCAAACAGAAGAATCTCCCCAACCATCCAAAATATTTACTAACTCATCCTTCAAAAGATCCAAAATAATAGTACCAACAAATCCTCCAAAGAAAGAAGAAAACTTTGAAACAAAAGGTCCTGCTTCCAACAAGCTGAAAACCCCCTGTGTTTTCAACTCTTCTCCAGCAGAATAAAATTGTTCATCCTTATCTTTGATTATTAAACGAAAGTTAGATAAATCAACATGTTCACTAATAGGAACCGCAGGCGTTTCTTCACGAGGGTACATAATCTCACGAACAGTATCTCGAATTAGAGATAAATTTTTATCTCTAACTGTCTCAGATATGACGTGGCTCCGTTGTATACTACGCTTTTTCAATCCAAAAGCTGTTATAATTGATCCCATCCACACTCTAAGACCTTCCATATCACTAGTAAAATTCGGAATCTTAAATGATTCAGTAATGAGTTTAGATTTATCTAGTTGATCTAATTTAAAATACGCAGGAAACCCTTTTTCGAATCTTTTAGATTTTAAATCGTAATGCCGAAAGATCACTTCGCCTTTAAAAAGGCCTCTATCTAAGGTCAACCCATAAAAATCGAAAATAAAAGCTCTGCGCCATAAAGCTTCTAAATTCGAAATACCATCCGTCTTACACAAACCATCTAAAGTCATGAACTGATTAGTAGACGCCAAAATGGTTTGACTAGTAAAAAATTTAGTATCTTTTAATTTAGCCTCCGCACATTCCAGAGGCATCTTAACACTAGAGACCATATTAATGATCGTACGCCATTGGCTCACTCCTTTTTGACCAACATCATCCATATAAAATACATCTTCAAAATTATACGAATCGTAAAAATCTTTACCCTCGTTTACGTCCGGCACAGAATGACAATAAGTACTACATCCTAAAACAGACAAAACTTGGTTTAACAATATAGAT